TGGAGCTGCATCTCCTGTGCTAGGCCGATGCACACCACGGCCAGCACGATCATGTTCGAACGAGCGACTCCCAAGCCGGCCACTGCGTCACGCCACACATGTTGTCGCGGCGCCCGGTGGCCGTTCACCTCGCCTTGCCTCCATGGTGAGCCTTGAACAGCGCCCGGCCCGCCGGAGTCGCCATCATGATGTTGGTGGCCAGCCCGCTCGCCTCGCCGGCCGGCACGCCCTCCTTGATCAGCGCGTCCCGCAGCGTCGTCCACGGATGAGCCGCGCCCATGTACCGCGCGGAACCCTTCGGCCCTATCCAGTAGCGCCACAGCTTGCTGCCCCGGCCGGTGGCCAGCCCGGACGCGAAGGTCAGTCGGAGGTCTCCGTGCCGGCGTTGGCGAAAGGGAGCACCACGCCCAGCTCGGCCAGCGCGTCGTCCGCGCGGATCGCCCGCAGCGCGTCGGCCGCCCGGTTGCGCAGGCTCGCCTTCACGTTCGCCTTGCCGGTCGGCTCGCCACCGCCGGCCGTGCCCTTGTCCTGTCCGCCTGCGGGCGGCGTGACCTTCACCGGCTGCTGTCCCGTGCCGTCGTCGGATTGGTCGTCCATCGGCCGGTCGATGTCTCCATCGTTGTCCGGGTCAAAGAAGTCCATCAGGCAGCTCATGATCACGGTGCGGATCGCCGCGAGCGTCAGCCCGCCGGCCGGAGCGAACTCGGCGCCCGGCTTGAGCATTCCGGCCGCGACGAGAGACACGGGCACGCCCGAGGCGACACGGGCGCGCGGCACGACGTAGCCGGGCGTGTTGACGGCCAGCACGGCGCACAGCTCCAGGTTGCCGGCGTGGCCACGCCAGTCGCCGGACAGCGGGGAGGACAGCAGCCGGTCCACGTCGCCCTCGGCCAACTCCGGCCGGGTCAGGCCGTGAATCCAGATCCCGTGAGCATCCTCGCCGGCCGCCACGTCCGCCACGGCCCAGCACACGTTGTCGTAGTGCTGCACGGCGGCCGACTCGGACAGGCCGTCCGGGGCGTGGCCCTCGATGCCGGGCTGGTCGCTCATCGTGATCCGGCCCACGGCGGCCACCCGAGCGGTGCCGTTGTCGTCCACCCGCACCGCGCCGGTCATGAACCGGGCGTAGTCGGTACGGCTGTGCGGTGGACGCACGCACACGTCGGAGTAGCTGGCGTGGCACTCGCTCCAGGTGGCGATATGCCCGGTGATCTCGCGCCGGCCGTCTCCCCGTGCCGCGCCGATGCTGATCGGAGTGTAGGCGGGCAGCTTCGGGTCACTGAACAGCGCCAGGGACGGCAGCACGGGCTCGCCGGCCGCCTTCAGGCTGTCCGGCACCTTCAGCTTGAGCTTGCCGGCCACCTTGCGGATGTGCGCGACCACGGCCGACTTGTCCGCACTGCCCTGGCCACGCATGTTGACGGCCTTGTCCAGGTCGGCCTGGTTCTCGATCGGGTAGGCGGCATCCGAGCCGTCCGGCTTGTCGCCCTTCATCGCCAGCCCACGGGCGAACGCGCGCTTGCGCTTCGCCACTGTCGGGCTGAACTGGCCGTCTCGCTCGGTCCAGTCCTCGTCCACCTCCAGCGAACACAGCCCGCACTCGTCACCCAGTTCGGCCGCGCGGATCGGCTTCAGCGACAGGTCCCACGACGCGCTCAACTGCGCGGCGAGCGACGGACCCATGCCCGAGGCCACCAGAACCGTGTCGACCTCTCGGCCGCCCAGCAGCTCCAGCAGCTTCTCCAGGTCAAAGTCCTCCGCGTCCTCGTCCTCGCCAATCTGCACGTAGGCGTCCGCGAACGCGGGTATCGGGCACAACGTGGTCGCGGCGATCTTGCCGGCCGTGATCGTCACGGTGTCCTTGCCGTCCTCGTTGAAATCCTCGGTGAAGTCCAGCTCGGACAGGTCCACCGAGTTGCCCAGCAGATGCCCCTTGCGCGCCAGTGCGCCACCCGTCGTGTCCGGGTCGGCCACGCCACGGCCCTGCCACACGAACGTGCCGGCCGGGAACGGCTCGCCCGTCTCGCGCGAGGTGACTTCCTCGCCCGGCTTGCGCCACATCTCGGTCATGTGCCCGATGACCTCGGCGCCCGCGTGGCCACCCTGCTGTCCGGGGTTGGTGTACTGCGCCAGGATCGAGAAGGGCAGCGCGCGGTGGCCCAGGGCACCGGGCTTGATCAGCCGGCGGTCGCTGGTGGCCAGCCCTTCCACGGCGAGCGCAGGAAAGAACAGCGGCAGCTCGCCCTTGTCGTTGAGATCACCGATCTCGGCCTTGGCGTCGGCTCCCGCTGGACCGACCGTGGCCCGCTTCTTGGTCATGCTCCACTCCTTGCGTTGGCCAGCCACCGCTGCTGTGCGGCCAGTATTCGCTCCCGCTGCGCCACGCTGCGTTGAGCTGTGGTGCCGGTCCGCCCGGCCGCCTTGTCCAGGTCGGCCAGCAGCCGCTCGTTCTGCATGGCCGGTGACTCCGGCTCGCCGGTTTCCAGCCGCTGGACCTCGTCCGGGATCGCCCACACTGGTACGTAGTCGCACATGCAGCCCGCGTGGTCACCCGGCCGCAGAACCTCGCCCAGCCACGCCGTGGCCGTGTCTGTCGCCAGCCGCTTGTCGTCCCAGCCGGAGAACCGCCGGCCGTCCAGCGCGTGGTGCGGCTCGAACGCCTTCTGCCGGGGCGTGATGCCGTAGCGCCACTGAAACCCGATCTCGTCGGCCCGCAGGCTGATCGCGCCGTGCAGGTCCGTGCCGGTCGCGATGCCGCCCAGCGGCTGATCGCCGTGCGCCCGGCCGTCGTCGGACACTCCGGCGCGCGGCTCGCCACCCACCACGGCCAGCGCGGAGCGGATGTCCCCCGGCATCACGATCGAGTCCACGACCTCGCCCACGTGGTCCTCGGTGCCGTGCCGGCCGTACAGCCTGTTCAGCGCCCGCGTCCGCAGGCTGTGCTCCAGGCGGTTCCAGCCGGTCGGGATGCGCCGGGTCAGCGTGCGGGTCAGCTCGGCCACGGCCGCGAGCGGCAGCCCGTAGGACAGCGATGCGAGCTGCAACGATGCCTTGATGGCCTGGAGACACCACTTCGCGAACTGCTCGGACAGGTAGGTGAACGCGGCGGCCAGCAGCGCGTCCTGCACCACGCCCAGCTCGGCTACCCGCTCCGGCCCGAGGAACACGGCCAGGTCCACGCCTCGGTGGTCGGCCAGGATCTCGCGGTTGACCTTGTGTTGCGCGGCCGACGCGATGCGGTGTGCCGCCTTCTCCACCGCAGCCATCACCGCGTCGTCGCAGGCCACCATCAGGCGGTCGCGCAGGTGTCGATCGATCTCCACCAGGTCGTCACCGGTCACGAGCCGCACTGAATCGAGTACGCCCTGCGGGTGTGCCGCAGCTACGCGCACGCCTGCGGGTGCCGGCGGTGCGCCCGTGGACGTGGATGTGGGGACGGGCGCCTGCGCCTGCGGTAGCGCACGCCGGGGTGGCGGCGGGCTGACCTGCTGCGTGGCCGGCGTCTTGCCGTTGACCGGCTGCGGTGCTCCGGGCGCGGCCGGCACCACCTGCGGGATTCCGAGCGCCTGACTGACCAGGGCTCCTGCGGTGGCCGGGTCCGGATTCACCTTGAACGCCAGCATGACGCGCAGCTCGTCCTCGGTGGGCGCGTCGGATTCCTCGTACCCCATGTCCCGGCGCACCGTCTTCGGCCCGATCACGCCCAGAGTGAACGCGGCCTGCGCGTCGGAGGACCGGTTGGCGTTCTCGGTGACCTTGCCCGCGTCGTACCAGACCTGCACGGTCTGCGCCTGTTGCAGGGTCAGGCCGTAGCCGCCTTCGGTGACCGGCATCGCCAGGATCGGCCGCAGGTACGCCTCGGTGATGCTGTCGACCTGCAACCTCATGCCCGGTTCGAGGTGGTTGGTCCAGGTCTGCGCGTCGATCACGTAGGCGTTCCAGTGGTTGGTGTCCTGCAACCCGGTGACCACGGTCGGCGGGATATCGAGCGTCTCGCCCATCCGCTTCAGGCCGTTGTTCAGCTTCTCCATCAGGCCCGAGCTGGTCTCGCGCTCGAACGTGATGTGGCCCTTGGCGGCGGCCTCGATGTCCTCCGCGTCGCCCCGGATCACGATCGGCACCACGGCGCCCGCGTCGCCTTCGTTGGCGATCGGCGCCAGCATGGCCGCTGCGAGGTCGGCCGCGAACGGGTCGGCCTCTGGGTCGGACTCGTTCGCTCCGGGCTCCCTGCGCACCAGGGACATGCCGTAGGGCACCATCCACACGCCGTTGGCGGCGATCCGACTGCGGGCGGCTGCGCGCAGCTCGCGGCCGATCAGCACGATGTCCTCGCACACGTCCAGCATCGAGCGCAGCGGCGAGTCGGCCAGCATCTTGAACCTCGGGTGCGGCACCCACAGCCGCAGCAGCGCCTCCCGATCCTTGTCGATGGGGATGGCCGGGCGGCCGGGCACCTCCACGACACCGAGGTTGCTCGCGCCGGCTACCGGCTGGATCTCGTCAGTGCTGCGAACCGTCCACACCTCGTCGCCCTGCTCGTCCGGCTTGCCGTGCAGCCACGCTTCACCGGTCACCGAAAAGCAGGTGTCCAGGACGGCCGCGAAGGCGTGCCCGTTGCGCCAGGGCAGCCTGTTCAGCGCGTCCTGCGCCGCTGTGGCCACCGCCGGCTCCAACGTGCAGTTCTCCGCGTCCATGCGGATCGGCTCGTCTTCCCGGTCGTTGACCTGCCCGATGACCAGGGCCACCTTCGCCATCGCGTTGCCCCGGAAGCGCAGCGCGGCTGCCATCTCGCCCACCAGGTCCCGGTAGTTCCAGGCTTGGTGTTGCCAGTTCATCTTGGTGGCGGCGATGCGGTTGATGACGTTGCGGTCCTGGAGGTCGATCCTCATGCCGGCGGCGGTGAGCATCGAGGACGGGGCACGGTTGCGGCCGGTACCGGTGCGGTCGCGGAACCAGCCCATTACGCTGCCACCCTCCGCATGATGATCACTCGCCGAAGATCATTGGTCCTCGTCCAGCCGGCTCGTCAGCTCGATGACCAGGCTCGCCGCGTATGAGCCTGCCATGATCCGCACGAGCACGGCGTGGAGTCGCGGACACAGCGCCCGCAGCACCAGCAGGCCGCCGGCCACGTGCACGCTCGCGCACCACGGGCAGTCCAGCAGCTCCATCAGCCGGTACCGCTTGTGCCCGTACAGCCAGTCGGCCGCCACCTTGCGTGGTCGGTCAGCGATCGAGTCCGTCTGGACCAGGCGCACGATCCTTGCGACCGCAAGCACTTCGGTCACGGAGTCGAGTACGCCCTGCGGGGTGGCTGCTCCCGCAGGGCGTACTCCCGCACTCCCGCTCACGGCAGCTCCGGGAACTGCACCGGCAGGATCTTGGTCGTGACGGCGCCGGCCTTGAACGCCAACACCGAGCCGTACAGGTCGGTCTGGAACGGGCCAGCCATGATCGGCACGTTCGCGGTGACGTGGATCGCGTCCGGTCCCGCTTCCTCGGGCATCGTCACGTTCACCGTGTCCGTGGCCGTGCCGAGGATGAACAGGCACAGACTCCCGTTGTTGGCGGTGCTGTTGCCGTTGACGATGTCCGCGACGGCGGCACCCGTGGACAGGTCGGTCACGGCGCGCACGCCGGGCGACATGTTGTTGAACGAAGTCGCGTTCACGTTGGTCGTTGCCATCGGTGGTACCTCCTGGTCAGGCGTGGTCGCGCTGATCGTAGTGCTCAGTACCAGCCGCCGTAGTCAGCTCGGTAAGTCGGCTCGTCGCGCGGCTCCGCGCTGCTGATGATGATCGAGATGCCCGGCAGCACGATCTCCCGCCACGGCCACGGGGTGAGCCGGCCGCCTCGTCGCCACGCCACTCGCCGCCAACCGCGCCCGTGGTGCTCCACATTCACGTGCCAGCGGCGGATCTTCACTCGGGCCAGTCCCGGATCACGGCGATCCAGTACACGACGGACAACGCGGCCATCGGCACCGACGCGATGAGCAGCGGCCAGTTGACGTTCACGAGGGCTGGACCTCGCCCCGGAAGTTGGTGCGCCGCGCCTGGTCGCTCGTCAGCTCGCGCACCACGTACGGGTCATGTCCCGGCCCGTGGTTGGGCGCGTAGGGCTTGATCGAATCGATCGTGAAGAACTCCATGCACTCGTGCCGCTCCACCAGCAAGAACTGCTCGAACAGCCAGCGCTGCCACGACGCCCGGTCATAGGCGGCCGGCGGCACGGGAAACAGGTGGCGAACCCGGATGTCCGCGTGTGGCGCGTAGCTGTCCGGGGTCACCGCGAGCACGATGAGCGTCAAGCCTCTGCTGTGTTGCCCACGGTCCTCGTCGGACAGCCACACCCGCCAGCCCGGCCGGTACGTGCAGGACGCCACCAACTCGTCCAGCGCGGTGGGGAATGGTGCCTCCTGTGCGTTGTTTCAGCGCTATCGGCGGGTTGCCCGTCACGCCGTCCACGTCGTTGACCATCGTGGGATCTCCATCCCTCGTTCCAAAGCGTGATCGCCATCGTGCCGGGGCACCAGTTCGCAACGGCCGTGGTAGTCGTAGTCAGCTCGCGGCTCGCGCCGGGCACGGCATCGGCGCCCGAAGGGCTTGGCCCACGGCAAGGTGTTCGGCTCGGGCACAGGTGTGATGACCTCGGTCTCGGTGTGCTTGCCCATCAGCGCCAGCCCGACAGCACGCCGACGATCAGCGCGACGCTCGCGCCTGCGGCCAGGGACAGGAAGCCCAACGCCAGGCCCGTGACGTGCAGCCACTCCAGCAGTCGGACATGCGTCGGGACGCGCTCAGGGTGGAACGTGAGCTTGCGGCAGCACAGGCAGCAGTAGATCTTCGCCCGACCGAGGTCGACCAGCTTGCCGTCGTCCCAGGTGTGGTCGCCGTGGCAATTCACGGACAGATCTTGGACACTCACCGCGCACCACCAGCAGCGCAACCACTTCTGCTTGCGCCACGCTCGCCGCAGCGGCCGGGTGTAGACCACGACGAACCCGTGCCGACCCTGGGCACAGGCTTCCTCGTGATCGGTGATCATCTGACGATCCTGATCCACTTCGCTGGATCGTGCCAGTCCTCGGACAGCGGGTCCGGCAGCACGATCTCGTGGCCGCCCACCGTGTAGCCGATCACCGTGCCCGGCCGGGCGACCGAGTTGCCCACGCTCTTGCCGCCCGGACACATCAGGCACGAGTCGACGCTGTGCCGGCCGTGCGGACAGCGATCGAGGTCCATCAGCAGCCTGAACGCCCGCACGTACTCCGGCGGT